GTATCATGGCAGCAATGATGATATACAGGGATAAACTGTCCGGAACGTAACGGGGGCTGCCGAGCCGGAAGCCTCGGAATAAAGTGTGTGCAAGACAGACTTATCTGGATTTCGATGAAAATAGGCAGACCGTGAAGCGCAATTGAATGAACTAAAGGCAGGCACATAAAACAGAGTGCGGGAATTCTCTCGCTCTCTTGACATTGCGCTGGCAGTCGCATATATTCACCATCAGAGGCAACGGCCTCCATGTAATGCGGGCTAAGCGTCCCGGCGCAGCTGACGAGCTGTAAGGCCGGTTAGATTGGCGCTTTCCCCGCTCCTGGCATTACTACGATTTCGAAGTCACCCGAAAGGGCAATAGTGCTGTCTAATGTAAGTACCGGGCTTGTTTTGTGCTGCGGGTTCGGTCGTCATGGGCGTAAAGGTGTGGGCTGGTGTACCAGCATTCACCTCCGAATCGGCAACGTCAGTGGAGAAACAAGAGACGTTTCGGACGTTACTTAGGGGCTTGCTGCATCGGAGGCTTGTGTAACGCTGACAAAATAGTTTCTGTTTCCGTCGGCGCACCGCTCAGGCAGGGATAAAGCCCCTACAGTTTCCGGCAAACCTATTCTTCGTTTGCGGTAATTCCGGAGCTGTGAGGGGCTTTATGTTCGCACAGGATAACGGAGAGCCTATGCACCCGGATAGCGTGACAGATTGGCTTAGTAAGTTCAGCAAGCGGCACGGTCTGCCGCACATCACCCCCCATGCGTTCCGTCACACATTTGCAACCCTGGCTTTGCAGAACGGAGTAGACATTAAAACGGTCTCCTGGATGTTCGGTCACTACTCTGCTGGCTTCACGCTCGACACTTACACTCACGTCACAACACTTGCTTAGGCCAAAGCAGCAGAGACGATGGGAAGGCTGCTTGCGAATGCAGTGAGGTAACGTGAATTGCTGTCATTTATTCAAGAAAACTATAAGTTCCCATTGCGCATTTATCTTCAAACAGATAGAATATAGCCAAGACATTGTTCACACAAAAGATATTTATCAAATTGGAGATAGATAATGGGAAAAGTTTCTGTAAAAGAGAACAAAACGAAATATCATGTAGCACGTGAAGAGCTTGGACTCACACGGGCAGATGCGAGTGAACTACTTGAAGTTATTTCGGAAGACCGTATAGAGAGGATTGAGAATGAGCGGTCTATCCCGCAGCCAGAAGAAGTACTTATCATGACACAAAAGTACAAAAAGCCGTCGCTGTGCAACTATTACTGTTCAATGAATGCCCAATCGGCAAACAGTATGTTCCAGAAGTTCATGTGAAAGAGCTGTCATCTATTGTCCTTGAAATGCTTGCATCGCTGAACTCCGTAAGCAAATCAAAAGACAGACTCATAGAAATTGCGGCCGATGGAGTTATCTCGGATGAAGAGATCGACGATTTTATTTACATACAAAACGAGCTTGAACGCATTTCAATCACAGTTGAAACCCTACAGTTATGGTCAGAAAAGATGCTTGCAACAGGCAAAATCAATGCCGAGCAATATCATGCGAAACTGGATAAATAGTTTAGGACTGCTTATCTGAAACGGATTTGCAGTCCTAGGTACTGACAAGGATTATGCGCAAAAAAGTTTGCAGACTCCGGCTGAATGAAGTCAGCCGGCAATAGAGACGTCGTCCAAAGCCGCCTCTAAGTGCTTCATGTTCATGTATTTCTTATTGCCCCACTGAGTTCCCGCTACATGGCGCAGCCTCGTATAGACCAGCATCAGAGCAGGGTTCCCGTCCGGGAAAGCCCCCACCACGCGCGTCCTGCGGCGGATCTCTCGGTTCAGCCGTTCAATCACATTGTTTGTGCGGATGCGTGTCCAATGCTCACTTGGGAAGTCGCAGTAGGTCAGTGTTTCTTCAATACCGTCCTCCACTTTCTTCGCTGCTTCTTTCAGCTTCATCGCTTTCAGCTCGGCAACTACGGCCTTTGCTTTTTCACGAGAGGCATTTTTACTTTCCTGCGCATGGATTGCCTTAAGCATTTTCGCCACAATTTTAATCTTGGATTTGGGAACAACTGAGAAAACATTGCGGTAGAAATGGACAACGCAGCGTTGGTATCTGGCATTCGGAAACACTTCTCCCACGGCCTCCAGCATTCCCATACACTTGTCGCCGACGATGAGCTTCACACCGTCCAGGCCGCGTCCACGAAGTCATATTCGAGTCTGGTCGCCTTCGACAGGTTAATGTTATACCTCTTAAAAACCGAGCGAAAGTACTTGATAAACTTCTTGTCCTCCGCCGACAAAGGAGACACCCAGCCCGTCGCAGCACCAAGGTCTTCAATTTTTTCAAGTTCGGAAAAATTCATTTTTGCCATTTAGATGTTCTCCGCAACAGCTCGCTTTAGATGCGTACCAAGCAAGTTTATTCACCTGCTTTGTATACGCAGTTTAACATTTTCATTTAAGGTAATTAAGTATTTTATCAGTATTGCAAGGTCAGCAAGACCAGATATGGGAAACTCAAAATGAGCAGTAAATGAGCTTAACGCGAATCCCACACATCCAAAGCGTTGGATTCGTGTTAAACGTGTTAGTAGTAAACATGTTGCGTTATGAATATCAGTTTTTTAGGCAGCCGATTGGCACGACATATACACCGTCCTGACGGCGATAGGCATAGTCGCCGGTGCCTGTCAAAACCATAAGGAACGACGGTGCATTCATCTTATCAGTGTCAATTTTGGCTTCCATTGCCTTTAGGCTCTTTGCTCCTTCTTCAATAAGTCTATCTCCGCCCAGCTTGATCTCAATCAAACCGTATTTCCCGTTTCCTAAATGAGCAACGGCATCGCATTCCTGACCGTCTCTGTCACGATAATGGTAGACCTCACCATTCAAGGAATCCGCAAAAACACGCAGGTCTCTGATGCAGAGTGTTTCAAACAGAAAACCAAAGGTTTTGAGATCATTCACAAGGTCATTAGGTCCGATGCCCAATGCCGCGGCAGCAATAGATGGGTCAATATAATATCTGGTGTCAGAAGAACGGATGGCAGTCCTGAAGCGAAGATTCGGATTCCACGCCGGCATATCCTCTACAACGAAGATCTTGCGGAGAGCGCTGACATATGCAGCTACTGTTTCATCGCTCATAGAGACTTCATCGTTTGCGGATACATCCTGCGCAAGCACTGTATTCGGTATCTGACTGCCTTGATTTCTGGCGTAGGAACGCATTAGCCGATGCACTTTTTTGGAATTTTTCTGCACACCGTCGGCACGGTTAATATCAGAACGCACCACGGCATCATAGTAATCCATTGCCTGATCCAGAGCAATCTCGTCCCGCATATCCACTGCCTGCGGCCACCCACCACGGCACACAAGGAATGCCAAACGATCAATGTCGAGTTCGGAAGCGCCATCGATCTCCGCTGCTCCATCAAACAAATCTTTCAGGCTGACTTCGCCTGTGGAGTCCCCGGACTCATAAAGACTCATAGGCCGCATGGTCAGCCTTGTAAAACGACCTGTGCCAGAGTGAGTAATATCCTTGGTATCAGCTGGAACAGCAGAGCCGGTAAGCACAAATTGTCCCAACTCTCCACGATGGTCGACCTCAAAGCGAATGGCATCCCACAGCTTCGGCGCGATCTGCCACTCGTCAATCAGCCTTGGCGCTGCACCTTTCAGCAGGCGCTTTGGATTCAGTTCGGACATGGTGATGTTCTGCTCTTTCTTCTCAGGCTCATCCATATACAGAATGCTGGCAGCGATCTGTTCCGCCGTAGTGGTTTTGCCGCACCACTTTGGCCCCTCAATCAAGACAGCGCCTTTGCCCTCCAGCTTCCGCGCCAATATCTCATCGGCAATCCTTTTCCGATACTTCTTCATTCAGAACACCTCGATCCCGCTCTCAGTGTTCTTTAAAGTGTACCCAAAGTCAAGGACAAAAATAGTTTTTTAGACACGGGAACGGAGCTGAGAAAACAGTAAGATTTCAGGGGGCAGCAAGGCGGAGATTAGCGGTCTTGCTGCTTGCCTTTAGGCTTTGGGATGGTCAGTGGGTATACTCCGGTAATGCAATAGAGATAGAATTCTCGCGGAGATAGCTTGGCCAAATCCCATTGGTAACGATCATTGTTGTAATAATCAGTCCAATCGCTCACCACCTTACAAACCTCTTCAAAGGTGGTACATTGAGAGATATCTATTTCATCTTTCATGTGCCCGAAAAAAGACTCCTGCGGTGCGTTGTCCCAGCAGTTAGCTTTTCTGGACATGGATTGACGAAGATTTTTGTCCTTCACAAGCTCAATAAATTTTATGCTCGTATAATGGGCACCTTGGTCAGAGTGAATAATAGTTTCCTCTGTGAGTGAGATGTCATGCGTATAGCAGAGCTGAGTAACAGTGTCGAGAACGAAGTCCAGAACAAGAGAATCACTCAATACCCATGAAAGAATCTCTTTCGTATATGCGTCAATTATTGTGGACATATTCTCAATCCGAACCCGTGTCAAAAGCTATTTTGTCCAGTTTACAGGGACAGTATTTTTGGTGGCTGTCTATTTTTATGGATTCTAAATTGCAGCCTGTCCAGCTTTATGGGTTTTCGAAAAGCCGCCTGTACGAACCTCTGGGTACCGCCATCTTTTTCAGAAACCGCTTTTGTCCTGTTTCTTGGATTCTTCTTTTTCTTCCTGTCCATTTTTATGGGTACAGTTTACTAAAACAAGCGTAAAAATAGCGAGAGTTGAATTAAAGTTGAATTTTCCTCCCGCTTGCTCTTTTTAATTTGCCCGAAAAGTTATGAAAAACACCGCTTCAAGTTCTGAAACGGTGTTTTTGGTGGTTGCGGGGGAAGGATTTGAACCAACGACCTCCGGGTTATGAGCCCGACGAGCTACCAGCTGCTCTACCCCGCGATATTTCTTTAGCCTGTATATATTAGCACACCGGGCGTACAAAGTCAATACAGAAAATAAAATAATCCGGATTTTTATTTCGACATCAGTTTTTGTCTCCTCCAACAGCGCCCGGCCTATGACTGTGCGCTGTTGGAGGAGATTCTCTATGCGGAGCTTACTTCTCTGCAACAGGATCAGAACTCCGAGATATGCTCCCTTGCATACAGCGTGAGCAGATCGGTGATCGCGTCAAGCTCATAAAACTTATCGTCAAAGTCATCAAAAGGATAGCTCTCGCACCGCGCTTCGTATTCCTCGTAGCTGCCGACAGCAAACGAGGACAGCTCATTAACGTCAATTCCGTTGTCCGCAACAAATGTCTCGAACAGCTTTGCATGCTCATCGGCTCCGATCTCCCTAAGGCAGCCGAGCAGCCGCGGAGCAAGCATTCGGCTGGAGTTAACAAAGAACTGGCAGAGCCCGCCGTTGTTGACCTCCATCTCGTAATACGACGATATGTAAAACACCTTTTCCGCGTCTGACAGGGAATCGATGCCATCAATGAATCCTCCGGCCTTGATGAGCTTTGCCTCCGCCCGCGCCGTGAGCGCATCGAACAACGCATCATCGGGCAGAGTTTCCAGCTCCTCCCGCGATAGTTTGAGATACCGGCGTCTCCGCTTATCGTCCTCTTTCTTCATGCGGCTGTACTTAACGATCATTTTGAGGGTCTTGAACATAGTGAAGTCTCCTTCTTTTTATCAGTGTGCCGGATCAATACTCCGGATCATCACAGCAGAGCGCGTAGCAGCGGAAGACGGCGAAAACCATGAGTGCGGCAGAGAGCGTCTGGATGCTGCGGTAGAGCAACGGAGAAAAGATCCTTACCGTTTTTTAGGTAATCCTGGAAGATTTTCTTTACCTGAGGTGAAAGATACTGAAGAAATGTTGGAAAAGAGGCGCCGGTTGGCCGCAATGCGGGGAATCCAGGAGATGCGTTCC